AGGGAGGTCGGCCTGCTGTACGACCATGTCGAAGCTCCGGCCGAGACCGAGCTGTCGGACCACGACTCGCTCATCGAGGGCCTGCGCATCTGCTACGGCGACTCCTGGTGGGTCGACCTCGAGCGGATCGTAGCCGAGATATGGGACCCGGCCACCACACCATCGGACGCCAGACAATACTACCTGAACCAGATCGGCAAAGCGTCCGACGCCTGGGTGTCACATGTCGAGCTGCGAGCCGTCCAGGACCTCGACAAGGTGGTGCTACCGGGCCAGGCGGTGACCCTCGGGTTCGACGGCTCGAGGGGTCGCAGCCGAGGGGCCGCCGACGCCACCGCCCTGGTCGGGTGTCGGGTGTCGGACGGCCACCTGTTCCAGATCGCCGTGTGGGAGCAGCCGGACGGCCCGGCCGGAAAAGACTGGCTCCCACCGGTCATCGAGGTCGATGCCGAGGTCGAATCCGCCTTCCGCATGTTTAATGTGGTGGCGTTCTATGCAGACCCGTCCGGGTGGACCACCCAGGTAGCCGCCTGGGAGCACCGCTACCGGCGCAAGCTCAAGGTGAAGGCGTCGCAGCAGTCGGCCATCGCCATGTGGCCCCGGGGCAAAGACTCGAGGGTGGTCGAATATGTCAAGTCGTTGGAGACCGCCATCCGGGCCGGAGAGTGCAGCTACGACGGCTCCGGCGCCCTCACCCGACATATCCTGCATGCACGGCGGCGTTCCACCCGCTCGGGCGTCCTGCTGTACAAAGAGTTCCCCGAGTCGGCCAACAAGATCGATGCCGCCTACGCTGCGGTGTTCGCCTGGAAGGCCCGTAACGACGCACTACGGGCCGGGCAGGATCGCAACACCGGCCGGGCATCCACCCAGGATGGCCAGCACAACAGGGTGCTGGTGCTAAACTGACCAGCTATGACGGATACTGCTACCACTGTCGGTCAAGACGCCATCGACCAGCTGACCGACGACGAGCAGACCACCCTTACCCGACTGCAAAAGCAATGGGAAGCCAAGCGGGAGCGCAACCTGTTGCGAGCCGCCTACTACGACGGCAAACATGCGGCCACCCGTATGTCGACCATGGCGCTACCTCCGCAGTTCATGCGGATCGCCACGATCCTGGGGTGGCCAGCCAAAGCGGTCGACGCTTTGAACACCCGGTGTCACCTCGAGCGGTTCGTGTCGCCCGGCCAGGACGTTGACGACCTGGGCGTCACCGAGGTGTGGGACGATAACAACCTCGCTGCCGAGATACCGCAGGCCCATCTGTCGGCACTCATCCACGCCGTCGCCTGGCTGGTCGTCACGGCCGGGGACGAAGGCGAACCGGACGCCATCATCACGGTCAAGGACGCCATGTCGGCCACCGGCCTGTGGAACTATCGCAGCCGCAGGGTCGACGCCTTCCTGTCGATCCTGGGGTACGACTCGGACCAGCCGGACCGGATTGCCGAACAGGTGCTCTACCTACCCGAGGGAAACATCTACATGGTGAAGGAGGGCGGCGTATGGTCCGTCGACCGGGACACACACGACCTGGGCCGGGTACCGGTCGAACCGTTGGTGTTCAAGCCGAGGGTCAACCGGCCCTACGGGTCGTCCCGGATCTCCCGGGCCGTGATGTCGATGACCGACCTGGCGATGCGCTGCGTGATGAGGTCCGAGATAACCGCCGAGCTGTACTCGGTCCCGCAACGGGTGCTGATGGGGGCCGACGAATCCGACTTCAAAAACGCAGACGGGTCGATCAAGGCGGCCTGGCAGGTGGTGTTTGGCCGGATCTGGGCGATTGGCCGGGACGAGGACGGCGAGCTGCCCCGGCTCGAGCAGCTGCAACAGGCCAGCCAGGGGCCGCATATGGAACAGCTCCGGGCGTTGGCGCAGCTATTTGCTGGGGAGACCTCGATTCCGATCGCCTCGCTGGGTATTTCTGGTGAGGCCAACCCGACCTCGGCCGAGGCGTACTACGCCTCGAGGGAGGATCTCATCGCCCTGGCCGAAGCCGCCACCGATGGGTGGGGACCGGCGTGGTCCCGGGCCATGCGCATGGCGTTGCAGCTCAAAAACGGGACGGCACCGGATGAGCTTCGCCCGCTCCGGGCGCAGTTCAGGTCGCCCGCTCACACGTCGAGGGCAGCGGCCGCCGACGCCATGTTGAAGGCCATTCAGGCGTTCCCATGGTTGGCCGAGTCCGACACGGCGGTCGAGCTTCTCGGGTTCGACGAGCTGACCACCGAGCGCCTGCTGGCCGACAAACGCAAGGCAGCGGCCAGGCGGCTCATCCAGTCGTTGACGGCCCCGGTCCCGGCCCCTCCGCAGCAACCTCCGCCCGGCCAGGCTGAGGGGCCGCCCGGGCCTCGGGACGTGAACACCCCGATCGAGACGAATGGCTGAGCGGCTACCGCAGTCGCTGGCCAACGAGGGACTCCGGGGCCAGATCGATGCGGCGGTCGACCGTATGTGGTCCACCCTGCCTACGGGTGACGCCGTCGCCACCCGGGATGCCCTGCTCGAGCTGGCGCCGGACGTAATCGACTCGTTCGGAGATGTCGCAGCCACGGTGGCCGGGGATCAATATGAGCAGGTGTTGTCGCAGGCCGGTATCCGGGTCCCTCCGGCGCAGCTGGCCGGACCGATCGAGCGGGAGGCCATCGACGCCGGGATCCGCTGGGCGGTCGGCCCGCTGTTCGGGGCCGAGCCGGACTCGGCGGCCGCCCGGACCAGGATGGCGCTCGTGGCCGACCGCCTGGCGTTGAAGCAGTCCGACATGACGATGAGGTTGAATGCCGAACGGGACAACGTCCGGTACGCTTGGGTTCCGGCCGGGCCGACCTGTGCCTACTGCACGATGTTGGCCAGCCGAGGTCCGGTGTACCGGTCGCAGGACCGAGCCTCGGCCGGGCGACATTCACGGTGCGACTGTTCGATCCAACCGGTACCGGTCGACGCCGTCCAACAGCCCGTGCAGATTGCCGATTATGGCGCCTGGCAGCAGGGCCTCAACCAACTGGTGGACAGCCACCCGGGCGACCTCGACCTGCATGCCGACCTGTTCGTCCCGTACCGCCAAGGACAGATCCCCGGGTTCGAAGGCAGGATGCATAAGGCGTACGTCGACTATGTCAACCCGAACAAGGCCGTGTACAAGGATATCAACCGGGGTCTGCGGACGGGTGATTTCGGGTCTCGCAGCGTACAGAACAAGGCGGAGGCCATGGTCGAGGCATTCGACCACGGGATCCCCATGCAGGCCGACGTTGTATTCCGAGGCTCGAAGGGGGACAGCTTCGGCCCGTCGCTCAACATAGGCGACACGTTCCAGGACAACGGGATCGTGTCGACCAGCTCCCGGGCGTCAGTGGCCCGGGGGTTCACGGCCATGTATGAGGGCAGCGACGCATCGAGCACCCTGTACGCCATCCGGCCGACCGCTGCAACGTCGGCCGCCCGATGTCTGCCGGGGATCCCGGCCGAGCACGAATGGATGCTCCCGCCCGGGTCTAAGTTCCGGGTCGAAGCCATCCGGGAGACGGTCACGTCGGCCGGGGGCCGCCAGAGGATTGTGGAGCTGAGCTGGTATGAGTGATGCCGATCGATACGGGTGGAACACCACCGACGTGATCATGCTCAGCGAGGATCCTTTGCCGGAGGGGTACGACCCTGATAAACTGCACAGCGTGGTCGAGGCAGCAGCCGACGAAGTCAAGGGCGGGACCCGAGCGGTCCTGGCCGAGATGCGGCGGCAGAACCCCGAGATGAAATGACCTACTCCATGCGGAGGCAACGCAGACGGCTGGCGTTAAACAAGCCGGGGACCTGACGAGGGAACGTGATGAGCGATACCAGTACCACCACCACCACCGAGGCACCTGGCGCCAACGGCACAGGTGCGACCACGGAACAACAGACACCGCCTGCGGAACGCACGTTCTCACAGGCCGATGTCGACCGGATCGTGGCCGAGCGGTTGAAGCGGGAGAACCTGCAGGAGCTACGAGCGAAGGCAACCAAGCTCGACTCGCTGGAGAACGACCGCAAGACCGAGGACGAACGGGTGGCGGAACGGCTGGCCAAGCTCGAGGAACGGAACAAGCAGCTCGAGGTCGACGGCCTGCGTATGCGGGTCGCCAACCGGTTCAAGATCAGCGAAGAGGATGCCGAGCTGTTCCTCACCGCCGACAACGAGGACGACTTGACCAAGCAGGCCAAGCGGCTTTCAGAGAAGGTGGCCGATGCCGACCGCACTCGTGGTCGGAATCACGTACCCCGGGAGGGCCAGTCCAGCACACCACAGGAGAGCGCAGAGCGTAAGCTCGCCCGGCAGCTCTTCTCGGACGGCGAATAGGAGTAGCTCATGCCCGTCCTCGCAACATCCAACCTCGCCCTTCCTCCGCACCTTGCGAGTGGGGTGTTCGAACAGGCCAAATACGGCTCGGTAGTTGCGGCGCTCAAGGGTGCCGACCCGATGCTGTTCGGCGATTCCCAGTTCATGACCTTCTCCGACCCCAAGGCCGAATTCGTCGGTGAGGGTGCGCAGAAGGGCACGATGGGCGTCACGCCGTCGACGGTCACGGTCAAGCCGTACAAGGCGCACGTGACCATGCGCTTCAACGAAGAGGTCCTGTGGGCCGACGAGGACTACCAGCTGGGCGTGCTCAGCCAGCTGGCGGCCAAGACCGGCCCGGCCCTCGCTCGAGCGCTCGACTTCGGTGTCATCCACGGGATCAACCCGCTGTCGGGCGCCCAGTTCGCCCCGATGACGGTCTACCTCCGGCAGACGACCAACTCGGTCGAGATGACGGCCACTTCGCATGTGGCCGACACCGATGCGCTGGCTCAGCTCATCATCGCTGACGGCTACGTGCCCGATGGCCTGGCGGTCGACCCGCTGTGGGCCACCGGCCCGATGTTCAAGCGGGACCCGGACGGCCGGAAGCTGTACCCCGACTTCCAGCTCAGCACCCAGCCGTTCCAGTTCGAGGCGTTCCGCACGGCGGTATCGGACACGGTGTCGGCCCTCGGCACGGCGGCGGTGGCCACCACGGTCCGGGCCATCATGGGCGACTGGGACCAGCTCGTGTGGGGCGTCCAGCGACGGATCGGTGTCGAGAGGATCCTGTACGGCGACCCGGACGGCCAGGGCGACCTCAAGCGCAACAACCAGATCGCCCTGCGGGCCGAGGTCGTCTACGGGTGGGCCATCGGCTCGCTCAACGCCTTCGGCAAGATCATCGACGCTGTGTGAGCCATGGCGCTTCTCACACCACGCAAGCCCGACATCGACGGCAAGCCGGTTACGTTCACGGCGGCG